GCCCGTTGTGACACGGCGACTATGCTCATCGGGCGCGCAAGCCCGCTTGTAATCTTCGAAGCAAGGCTTGCAGGTGCTGTATCCTTGCCGATCCGCTGACCCGAAAGCGGTTGTGCACCATCCAGTTCTAACGGACATCATCGGGATGCGAGTGCAGCTTCTCTGTGTCTCATCGACGCTGGCGAGAAAATCTTCGAAAGAAACCGGGGTCATTTCGATCACCTCAACGCGCTCAATCGTCTTCTCTTCGACAACAATCGGCCGGTCAGGCATCGTGATGAACAAGATCAGTGCGGCGAAAAGAAACATGCCGCCTAAGATCAACCCAGCGCTCCAATGACTCATTCGCTCCATCATCTCTCTCCTTCAGTTTGTTGGGGTGTTAGTCCGGCTTGCAAAAGTGGCTAGCGCGGCGTGTGACAAACTCCCTGCACACTCTGCGAAACTCCGGCCCGTGCATCTCGATCTTCGGTCCGTAGCGCTTCCATGCTTCGAAATGCGCCATCTCGTGCAGGATGATCTGATCGAAATCGTCGCTCATGCGGTTTTGGTTTACCACAATCCAGCGCTGCCCTTTGTCGGTGAGCGTGGAGCGCGCGGTTTCCTCTGCGGTGATCAGTTCGCCGTCTGGCTCCATGACCAAAAGGCGCACAGCGCCCAGCGCAATCATTGTTGATTTAATCATGACGCTTCTCCTAATACTTAATTATGAGCAGGGGTGAGCCTGGGAATTGGGTTAACCAAAATGCGGCTACCACCAGCAAAATTGCAATAATCGCTAAAAGCCCCCTGCTTACGGGGTCTCGATCTTTCGGCCATTCTTGCGCAATAAGCCAAAGCCCAAAAACAACAGGTGGAGCCAATACGGCCAGAAGTGTTAAAATCAGTGCAGATTCAAAAGTCATGCTGCTACCCTTTCCAAGATAAGCGGCCGGTCGGCGTCCCAGCGCACGGCGTAGCCTTTCCAATAGAGCTTGCTCCATTTGCGCCGGCCCTTGTACCAGCATTCGCTCACGCTCTTGTGGGAATCAAAGCCAAGGATGCGGCGAAAGTCGGCCTGGATGAACAGATCCTCGCCGGAAATCTTGAGCGCCACGGCAACCCATGCGCGGGCCTCAACGTAAGCCGCTCGCGAGCATTTGCGTTGGATAAACTCGAGCGAGACAGGAAAGCCAAATTCGTCTTTGGCGCGTGTCAGCACGTATTCCAGCGTGCTCTTCATGGGGTTGCTAAGCTGCAACAGCTTAGCCTGGTCTTGTGGAATGTTCATAGGTGAAGCCCTTTTGTTGTTGGTTATACGATGTTTAGCCCTTCACAAGCGGGTGCTTGTCCGCGATCAGGAAAGCCCCGCCAAGCAAGACGACAATGCCGACCAGCTCAAACCAGGGCTCAAGAAATGAGATGGCCGGCGGATAGCCAGACCACAGGAATTTTGCGGCAAGTCCGAACATAACCGCGGCGATAAACAGCGCCCAGATAAAGTTTACCGGGCCGCGCAGGTTTCGCTGCACGTTGTTTTTAAACTCTGGATCGATAACACCCATAACTACGTTTCCTTTTTGCGCCTCGGCATGAGGCTAATCACAAGGATTAACGCAACCATTAATGAAGGAAAAAACATAATCAGCCCCGCTCATCCTTGAGTTTATCTACCCGCGTTTTGTCAATTTGGCGAGCTTTTTCTATTTCCGGGGTGATTCTGTAGCCTGAACGGATCTTTGTCAGTCGGCCGCGCGGCTTGAAAAGGGGCAAGGTCAAAAGCATGATCAGAGCGCCAAGGAGCGCTATGACGGCTATAGCAATAAACGTAAGGCCCATGCCTCTAACCCTCTTCCCGTGTGAGTGGGGGCAGGGGCATCCAGTAAATTGGCTTGAACTTTGCGCCTGATTGATAAAACTCCCCGTGCGCAACTGTGAAGTATCTCTTCTTTCGCCATTCTTCGTATCGATAGAACGCCACCGAATACCCGGTTTCCCCAAGCGCAAGAAACTTCGTTCCATCCTTCGGAGCCGTGCTGATGTCACGCCACCCGGTATCAGCGAGGGCTGTGCGCATCGCGCGTATCATTCGCTCTCGGTGGTCTTCGGGCAGCTCGTCCCATGACGGTTCAAGGTCTTCAACGCCGGACATGTATTCCTGGTAGTGCGCTTTCGCTGCCCCCACTTCCTCCAGGCATGTGGTCTGGCTGGGCAGAAGGGTGAGCAGGCTGGGCAAGTTTTCCATCACCCATTCTTGCGCCATTTCGGCGTCATCATCTGTCCCGATCAGCCATTTTTCGTGCTGTTTGGCGAATTGCTCTTTCAGTGTATCAGTGGTCATTGGTCAGTCCTCCCAATAGCTCATGTCGGAAAGTGCGGCCTCGCGCGTTGAGTAGCCGTCTTTGAAGTAGTCAAACCAGCAGCCAATGCCGGTGGATTCCTCGAGCGGCCCGCCGTAGCCTTCTTCCAAGCGAGGCTCTTTTTTCAGCTCCGCGAACCAGTTCATGAACTCGGTGTTTTCGAGAAACTCGCGGTCTGCCTCATAGTGCCAGTGAATCGGCTCACTCATGGTCTGTGTCCTCGTTGGGGGTGGGGAGGCGATCGAATAAAGCGCAGGCTTGCCAACCCATCGTGTCGCGCTCTTTGCCAGTGCAGGCTTGCAGAGCCGTGCACGTGCCCTTGCTGCTGAAGTTTCGCCGCTCACCATCACGGGGAATCCACCAGCGGCACATTGAGCAGTTCGGGTCTTTAAATGGATCAATCTTTTGCATCGCCCCCGCCTCCCGTATCCGTGGCGAGGAGTTCGCGCGCGTTCCGGAATGCGTCCACCCGCTTTGTGAGCTTGCGGAGAAAGCCATCATCCTGCTCTTTCAGTTCGAGCCGTGTGGCGAGTTTATTCACTTTCGCGGTGCGAATGACTTTGAAGTCAGCGCGCCCAAATAGGCTGGCCATTTGCTCTACAAGAATGCTGACATCCGCGACTTCGCTCAACACCTGTTCAGAGCTGATACGACCTCTCCGATAATGATTGAGCGCAACGATCAACTCGCCACACTCCTCGATTGCCATGTCGATCTGGGCGTCGATACCCCATGCCATGACAGCCTCTTCGCAGAGCTGTTGAAGTCCACCCGCCATTCCGTTCCGGTCGGCAAGCTCTTGAAGAACATTCGCTTCGAGTTTTCTGTAATCAGACATCGTCTCCCCCTTCCCCTGTACGGGCGTTGCGGAGGGCTTCGAACACGCCTTTCGTCTGTTCAACAAACTCGGCCACGCGGTCTTTGCCTGTGACGAATCCGGAACCGATGCGTGTCATGTCACCAAGTAGGCTGGCGGTTAAAACGTGCGCTTCTTTCAAAGCCTCGCTCAGCTCCTCGTTTCGTGCGCGGAGGGCGAAATCTTCCTTCATGTATTTGCCGAGATCGATGCGCAGCCGCTCCACCTCCCCTGCCAGCTCATCGCGTTCGGAGAGGAGGGCCAGGATAACAGCGGGATTGGCTGCGCGGAAAAACTTCTCATAGTTGATAAACTCGTTACCAATGCCGAAAAACTGAACACCCATAGCGACGTGATCGAAGTTGCAGTAAGTTACTCCCTCGACTTCGCCATCACCGCCACAGGCTGGACATTCCAGCCAGCCAGAGGGGTCTTTACCTCCATACTCATCCGGCGGATCATTGCAGGTATCGAGATCGCCCGGCGTCGCCGCCTCAGCCAGCCGTTTCAGCTCAGTCCAGTCGGTGTTAGTCATTGTGAAGCCCTTTCAAGGGATTGCCGGACAAGCTTGCGAGCTGCGAAGAAGGAGGGAGGTGCCCCGCGCCCCTGCCCGGCAAACTGGTTAATCGTTTGACAAAATGTTGTCGACGGTTTCGAGAATGTCCTCAGCCTCTGCTTGGCGCTCGGCTGACAGTTCGGTGATGTTTTCCGCGCGGCGCTGACCTGGTGAGGGAATAGCAAGCTCTGCCTCATCATCTTCCGCAGCGATGGCGGTTTCGTCGCGGTCTGCTTCGGTGACCTCTTGCGCCGCATAAGCGGGCGCGTCTGGTGCGATTTCCGGGCGCGTGCCGCTGGCGGTGAACATTGGCTTAGTGTCGACACAGTGTGGCTTTGACTGTTTGGGCGCGCGCGGCAAAACCTTTGCAAGCACTTCCGCGCCTTCTTCTCGCAATGTTTTGACCGACTTTGCGTCTTCTGTGCGGCCGGTAATCTTGCCAACCGTTCGGCTTTCTGCCTTGTTCTTGGCCTCTGCAACAGCGTCGGCCTTGTCGTAAGCTTCCGGCATATCGCTCTTGCGTTCCATTTCCTGACGCTCAACAGCGCGAAGGAAAGCGCCGCTATACTTGTCGACTTCGCCCTTAAGGCGCGTCAGCTCAATAGATTCCTCTTCCAGCTCTTTGCGCAACTCTTCGACAGTGGTGCATTTGCGGTTGAAGGCATTGAGCGCGTTGGTGTATTTGGCGCGCGCCTGATCCTCTGTCAGAGGTGTTTCCAGTTTAAGATTGGTGTCCATGTTTTTAGTCTCCGTAGCATTAGTGCTAAAATTGCTATGCCCCAAAACGGGACAGGTTGTCAATCGATTTTTTCAAGTGCGTTTCGCATCGTACTAATCGTTTTGCGATGGCAGCTTAGCCTGTGACTGATTTCCATATTGTTAAAACCGGCATCGATCAGTTTGCAGATTTCCAAGTCCAGGTTGTCCCGCTCGATTGCGGGTGCGTGCCGCTGGTAAATTCCCAGAATGCGGTTGCGTGTCTCGCCAAACCTTACGGCAACGCTTGCGGCGGATTCTCCGCGCCTTACCCGATTGAAGATCTCCAGGTGGTCCGTCGGCTTTATCCCGCGCCTGTTTGGATTGGAGCGGCCGTTACGAGCGCATACGCCGGCAACCGTGCCTTTGGTGGTGCCGAGCTTGGCGGCTATCTCGCTGAAGGCGAAGCCCTTGTCTCGCAGCGCGAGGATTTTGAGATCTCGTTTGCGTTTGCTCATCCTGTGCACTCCCCCGCGTTTACTTGGCACAAAGCATCCTCAGCGTCGAAAATCCAGTCGCCTTGTCGTTTCACAAAGGAACCTAGTTCACGCTTGCTGTATTCTGTGACGAATGTGCCTCCCGCAATTTCTTCCATTCGCTCCCACCATGCGTGGCGATCTGGATGCTCGCGCGCCAAAACAGCCTGCTGTCGCTCACTTTTCAGGAAGCACCCGTCGCAGTTTCCGAATCCTTCGGTAACTTTCAGGTCAAATGGCTGGGATTGCCAAAAACGGTCAACGTCTTGGCGGGTAATGCCCGCCGCAACTAACGGGTGCCAGCGCGTCACGCGCTTATCCTTGGATGGCGTGGCTCGATTTGCTTCATCGGCCCGAATGCCCACAGCGTTTGTCCAGGCTTTCCAGCCAAGCGCAAGCAAGTAGCGCCTTGCGGGGAGCATTTTTAGCTCTGTAGTGCAAAACCGCTTTGAAACATCGGGGCAGCTCTTCTTGCGCCTAATCAGTCTTTCGAATGGCTCCCCATCGCGGCTGGCTGAATTGTGAGAAACCACATTGAACAGCCCCTCCTTGTCCCGCGCGGCATCTTCAACCCAAACAACCCGAACGCCCCAGCGCATGGAAACCTCTTGAACGAAGTCTAGGGTTTCTGGCATCTCGCGGCCCGTATTGGAAAAGACCACCCGCACCCTAACAGGCAGGTCTCCGTTTGCCTCAAGGATCTGGTGCAGCATGTAGCCAGACGTGCGCCCGCCGCTAAAGCTGATTTGCACGTTGCCGCCCGGTAAGAGGTAGCTCATCAATCGACCCCCTCAAGCTGCATGTCTGCCGGATTTGTGGTGATTCTCAAATTGGCGGCTTTCAGAGCGTGGCCAAGAGCCTCGTTAACCCGATCCGCCATAAACCGGGATTTGATCAACACCCTGCGGCCGTCGAAAGCTTCCACCTCTTCCGATAAAGTGACCAGCGCGGTTTCTAAAGCAGGGCTGGCGGTGCAGTGTTTTCCCAAAGCGTCGAGCAGCGAGCCCATCCAAGGGGCTCGCTCGCGCGCACGCGCTAAGGTTATATTTGGTTTATTATTTGGTTTATTATCTGGTAATGGTCTGCCCTCAGGGGCAAATGGCAATTGCCCTTCAGGGCAAATCTCATCTGCCTTCAGGGGCAAATGCATTACCCGTTGCTCTATCCCATTGTAACTATACCATTTTGTGCGGTCTCGCGTGTCTTTGTTGAAGCGCCCGGAAACGATGATTTCAGCCCTTTCCAGCTTGTCGAGCGCGGTTCTGATCTGTTTGATCGTCAGATACGGAAACAGCTTTTCGAAAGCGCTTATGCTGTTGAATGTCCAGTAACGTTCATTGTGGAAATGGCGCTCGCTTTCGTTGGCTTCGTTCTTCGCGCACCAGTGCTGAATGTTGGCCGCGACAACGGCGGCATTAACGCCAACCTCGCACGCAATCTCTACGTTAAAATGATGAATTAGCCCCGCTTGCATTATCTGCCGCCCCATTCTTCTAGTGTGTGGTCTCGTTTGCTCAAATTGCACGGCGCGCAAGCTACCGTAAGATTATCTATATCGTTTGTTCCGCCCCGGCTGACGGGGTGAATGTGGTCTATATGAAACGGTCCGTCTGTGGTCTGGCAATACGCACATTTTTTGCCGTGCCGATGAATAACCTTAAGGCGCAGCCCTGGCGAAATCCCTTTTCGCTTTGACGGCGATGTGACGAGCTGTCTACGCGGCTCAACCCAGATCTCCAACTGAAAACTTTGTTCGTCGCTTTGCTGCCAAGAAGAAATGAAGCCCTTCCAGACCATTTCATCTAACAGGCCGCGCGCCGTCGCCTCGGGAACGCCAACAAATTCGGCCAATTCGTCAAGATAAACATTGAGTGTTTGTGTTGAGTAAGCGTCTATCGTATCGCAGACATGGACATAAGCGAGCTTTAAAGCTGGGCTTATGTTGCGCTGCTCAAACGCAAAAGAAACCATCTCTAGGCTCATTAGTAGCCCCTCGCAATTATTTTCCAAATCGAGCTAACCCCGAGCTGCACCATAGCAGAAATTTCTGCTGGTGTGTTCCCAGCTTCGTAAAGATCAATGATGCGCCGGTTGCGTTCTCGCTTTAAGCGCTTGCCGTCAATAACGCGTCCGTCAGGATCGAGCTTGTAGCCCCTCAGGTTAACCTCATGATAGCCGGACGGGCTCCAATTGCGAGGTTTCCATAAGGCCGCTTTCATATCCATTAGTGCAGCCTCCGGGTCGGTCGGCAAACACAAGTCATCGCTATTGCTGACGGCGTGCGCGAGGGTTTCGGCTTCGTGGTCGTTCATGCCTGTTCCAGCTCCTCAACAAGCTGGGCCTGGTCAGCTTCGGTAATCCAGTCACAAAGCTTCACCTTGCCCTTGGAGCCGTACCAGATGCGGGACATGTGATCGAATGTCGGTTTACGCACGCCTGTGCGCAGGCGGTTCACCACACTCCGGCTAATGCCGAAATGGTCGGCGGCCTGCTTATCGCTCCAGCCCTTTTTGTTGATCCATTCAGAAAGCGTCATTTCATAGAAACCCTTTGTTTGCTTATTTGCCGTATAAGCCGAACGCACAGTTTGTGTCAATATGGCGCTTGACAGATGCCCGCGAGCTGTGCCAGAACGGAAACACAAGGAGACTAAGCCAAATGAGTATTTACGTGTGCGAACGCTGCGACCATTACCGCGATAATGATTTGATTGAAGCACACGAGGTTAACGACGGCCTTGTGTGCGAGTATTGCGTTGAGGAGTGGGAAGTTCCCGAGATTGCTGACGTTGAGGCGTGGCAAGAGGAGCATTTCGCATGAGCGTCAAGAATCGAGTAAGCGCGCTGACATTGTTCCAGGTGTGGGCGGCTGAGG